ACTATCTAAGTTTAGTTGACCGACTGCATCTGGATTAGCCATTTCTACTCCTTAACTTGCGTAAGTGCTACCGACTGCTTGACCACCATTGGTAGCCAACAGAGTTACGGTATCAGCAGTAGCCGTTGACTTGGCATATACGTTCACACCATCAGAGATAACAACGCCACCAGTATTTGCAGCCATAACAGTTGCATTAGAAGAGCCGTTATAAGCAATCACAGAAGTGTTTGCTTGTGGGAACATGATATACACACCAGCAGGAATAACAGTACCGTTGCCGGTGCTAGTAGACGTGATGGTTGTGGTTAAGAAATACGCGCCAGCCGTATTGGTTTGTGCGCTTGCTAAGATGATTTTATTTGTGCTTAATGACATGGTTTATTGCTCCTTATAGTGACAAAGAGTTGTAACCAGACACTACCGCCATAGACTTCGGCTTGGTCGAAACCATCTCCGCAATCATCAGAACAGCACCGACATAACCGATTTGCCAGTTCGGGAGTGTGGACTCGAATCCTGTAAACACAAACGAACCTTGCTCATGGACATAGAGCGAGAGATAGTTAGTGTTCAGGAAGTACACAGTACCTTCTGGGCAGTATGGGTCTGGATAGATTGGAACGCCAGCAACCATCAAAGCGCGGAAAGCTGCTTGAGGACCGTTAGCATCACCATCAAAACCGTGACCGGGTGTGATTACATATTGTTCTTGACCAACAAAGTCTTGAGCCAACAGCGTCCAAGTACCAAATCCGCAAACACCGAAAGAAGGTACTTCAGCACCGTTCTTCACAGTACCAGAGATGTACTGCAAAATGTTTTGACGAGTTGGGTTGACGTTACCGGCTGAGTAAGCCTTTGACTGCCACCAAGTGTATGCAGAACGGCTGATGTTGCCATAAGTGCCAGAGGCAGAAACGGCAGCAGGGAGTCCTGTGAATTGTTGCGTGTTAGTGCTGTTGGTGTACAAGGCTGTAGCCATTGCATCCATCATCACGTTTGTCGCATCGTTCATACGGGCTTCAATCAATGGAATGATTGCAGCGTCTTGCTGAACAGCGCCTTCCATACCGAGGAACGGCACGGGGGCAATCATCAGCTTCAGGTCAAATTCAGCGTTGAAAGCACCTTGCTGGACTGAAGGCTGGTTGAATGAACCAGAGTAGTCAGACCATTGAGCGTTAACAAACTGAGCGCCCTGAACGGGAACGGTTACAGATGAAACACCACCAGAAGCAGTTTGACTGTTAGCAATCAAAGCCGCCATCAAGGGCGTAGAGTTATAAAGTTGTACTACCAGCTTGGGGATAAACGCACGTCTTGTGACGTATGTCAACTCGGTATATTGAGTTGAACCCGTTGCTGGAACGATACCGCCACCTATAGGCATAGTTATCTCCTAGAAAAAAATCCCCTGTTTACAAACCAATGGGTCGTGGATTTCTCCGCAACTCATTGAGCGCTTTTGAGGCTTCGTCCCGTGCTGCCATTACTGGGTTCTTATAGTATTTACCTAAGTCGAACTTCGCAACCGCACTTGGGTTGTAGCCAGTCGGTGTGGGTACAGCAGACTGTTTCATCCAGTCCCAGTATTCCGCAGCCGACTCGTGATTCGTAATGCCCTTATCAAGCATTATTTTCTCGACTTGTTCAATTTCGCTTTCGTCTTGAATCAAGCCTTTTTTAATCAAATTCATTCTGCGTTTGTTCAAGTCCTCAACAGCCTCTTTCTCGCGAATCTTGGCTTCTAAGTCTTCAACACGTCTATTAGCCGCAGACACGGCAGTATGTGTGTGGTCTTCAATATCCAACTCAGGAATTACTAAACCGGGCTTGACTTTACGGGTCAAGCGCAGAATTTCTTTCCGAGTCTCTGGATTGTCAGACAACTCACGCATTAGCAACGCCATTTGGTCGCGTTGCTCAAAACTCATGTCTTCTAAACTCATAGTTATCCCCTAACGAAATTAAATTACTTTTTTACCGTCACCGGGCTTTTGAACTTGCATCTTGTTCTTAGGTCCAGTAGCGTTTGCACCGTCCAAGCCACCCAGTTGTGAGAAGCGAGGAGTGTTGGTTACAACACCGTTTTGTTGGTTGTTGTCTGTAGGTCTGCGTGGGTTGTTAGCACCACGGGGTTTGAACAAATCCATGATTTTTCCTTACATTGGAGTTGGTTGAGGAGAAGCACCGCCTCCACCAGCACCCGGCATTGACATGGGGCTAGGGGCTGCGCCCGGCATTGGCGGTAGGTTTGGAACAGCCGGGGCTTGAGACATTGCACGACCTTCTGGTGTAGCACCACCAGCTTGAGGCAAGTTTTGTAGCATCTGAATAATCTCAGACTGCTGTAATTCACCAGTTTTTTGTTTCTTCGGTCCTAACAGTCCTGTGAGACTGCGAATAGCGGCTAACGCTTTTTGACCTTCTTCAGATTCGCTACCGAGGCTTGGCAAGGCTTGTTCAATCAAATCCATCGCCATGCTGATGTTGACCATAGCGCCTTCTTTGTTTCCCATCTTGGGTTCAGGCGTAGACATTGGGCTGGACATCGGTGGTGTTGACGCATCCGACATTGATGCTTCTGGAGTTGTTGGAGGGGTAGTTGTCCCTGCTCCACCTTGCTGTGAGCGAATCAAATCCATCATCTTTGCATCGGTTGCCATAACTTCCCTCTATCTGTTCAACAGTCGCGATTAAATCAGACTATTGTAGTTTGTCAAGTAGGGGGCAAGTTTTGATTCCAGCCCCCAAAAGGAATTTGTGTGGTCAAACCAAACAATCAACAGGGGCAAAACCCCCGTCAATTATTTACGGCTCTTACGACCTTTACGAGCTTTACGCATAGTCTTCTCCATGTTAGAGGCGGCGACCTTTTGAGTTGGGAAGGAAGCCACACCCATTTCCCTTTCGGGGAAACTTGTTTAACGGCAGGACTTACGACCGCGCTTTGTCTTTTTTCCGTACATGATGTGTTCCTTTAGGTTCGGCTAATTTGGCGCATCGAGCGCATTGCTTTTGCTGCGGGGTTGACTCTAACATCAACATTCTTGTATTGCAATTGTCCACCAGCACCAGAGCGTTCTGAGCGACCGAGTTCACCAGTCGTGACTCTAGGTTGGTCTGCTTTTGGAGTTAACTGTTGTGTTGCCATTACATTGCCTTCAAGTCAGGTTTGCCTTTGGGGGGCGGTTCTTGCTGTTGAGGTTGATTAGCGGCAGCCGCTTCTTTCTTCTTCAGCTTGTCCTTGAGCAATTGTTTCATTGGAGGTTCTAGCAAGTCAAGCAAGGATTCTGTGTCAATAGCTTTGGCTTTGAACAGATTAAATGCCAACTGACGCAAGTCTTCTGTGAAGATTGGCGAGTTAGAGTGGGCATCTACCTTAACCACATAGTCTTTTGTGAACTGTTCGGCAATAAATTGATGCCCTTCTTCGTCCTTGAAGTGGGTCTTGTCATACGCTTGCATTAGCTTTAGATACAGCGTAGCCACTTTTTCTAGTGAATCTTCCACAATTAGGGCGCGTTTCTTGGCTCTGCTAGACCCTAAACGGGCTAATTGGGAGGCGTGACCAGAAGAACGAACACCAGATTCGCCTTTGCCTTGCAATACAGAGGAGATGCCAGAGGCTTCTGAGAACATTGCGTCTACTTCGTGTATCACTTCAAAGAGTGATGCTGGCATATCAGGGGCTAGTCTGTCAGCCTTGGCGTTAGGCATATCGGTTGCCAATAAGCCACCAGCACGGTTCAGAGCAAAGTTCTTCTCATCCAAGATGCCAGTAAAGCCTGTGAGGGCTGTTGGCGGGTTAACTTGTTTAGAGAGCAAGTCAAGAATCTCAGTCATGCGGTTACTGCGTAACTGCTGAAGGAATATCAAACGTTGCACCTCAGACTGTCCCCAGTAATAGTCATACTGAGGGTTTGGACATATCTGCACAAAGGGCAGCTCGCCCTTTAAGAACATAGATGCACCGGGTCTGTCATAGATGAAGACATCAGGTTCAGCCATCGTGACGCATTGATAGTCTTCAATATCATCATTCCACACCCACAGCTCATACATCTTGACTGTCTCTTCAGCCACACGCGCTTTGTAGCGGTTCATGCCTGAGAGGTCTAGGTTGACGTTGCCGTAGATGGTGGGGTTTGACTGCGACATGACAATGCGGTCAACGCCTTCTGGCAAGTCTTCAGTCTTGGTGTGTACGCTAGTCGTGATGCGCTTAACGATTGAGTCGCGCTTGGGATGGGAATACAGCCGGTTGTAAAGCTCAGACTTGGTAATGTAGTAAGTTTGAACGAGGGCTTCTTGCCGGTCTGTATAAGGGGTGTCTTCTCTCAGCACTCCCATACTGGCTGGTTCAACCATGTATGGGTGTATGCCGTTGTTGTAGACAAGTTTGATGAATGTAGAGTTGAAACACAGCGCCCAAGTTAGTGCGGAACTAAACACTTGGTCTGCGTTAGAGTTAAGCCACTCGTCATTGAGCGCAAGCGTCAGGCGAGGAATCTTAATGTGTTCTTGGTCTGGGACAGAAGCCCCGACATTGATGGAGAACCGAGTCGTTTCTGCTGAGTAGAGGAACGATGTTAGTTGGTCAATGTGGGGATAGATTTTGTTGAAGATGGTCGGAGACTCATCAGGACCAGAACCAAAGAGGAAGAAAGAACGCAAAGAAGCGTAGTCACCTTTGCGCTCTTGCAAGGACACCATGCACTTTTCAATCAAGTCACGGTAGAACTGTTCTCTAAGAAGTTCGTTGGATGGTATCCGCATTATTTCTTCAGACTTAGGTTTTCATGGTCGGCAGTATAACTAGCCATCTTAGGTCCAGTCAAATTTCCTACATCTTTAGGCAAAATGGATACCGCTTCATCTCGGACTGGTCTAACCGCATTGCCTCTGAGCAGATTGCTCATACTGTAACGGCTGTCTCCACCCCAAATAGCAGCGTCACCCGGTCTTGGCTCTCTTGGACGTTCTGCGGCAATCTTAGCCTCTTTCTCAAGCTGGCGCTTAGAAGTCTTGTTCTTACGAGTAAAGAACCCTGCTTGATTCTCGCCCTCGCGGGTGGACTTGACATCAGTCATATCAAATTCCATAGCCAGTTGTTTGATGTTTTTGTCGTTCTTCTTGGTTGAGTCGGACATGAGTCCGGGCGCTTGCAAGAAGACAACATACACCTCCTCGGAGCAGTTCTTCATTGGGCATTTGGGTTCTCTACTCTCAAAATACCCGTGTTTGTCGCATTTATAGTCTTTTAGCACAGCCATAGTTATCCCCTTTTAAGTGCTTCATCTAAGGTCTGACCTGAGTAATCACCGCGATTAGCCACCCCTACCTTAATCTTTATTTCCCCGTTGACTAGGTGTAAACCCGTGGTTCTTGCTAGTCGGGGCTTTGGTTCGCGTCTGTATTCCACGAACCGTGTGTTGTCTCTGTTTTGCATCACGGCTACTTCGCCTTTTAGCCATGAGTTGTAGCCTTTGCTCACCCGTATCTGGATGTACTCGGTCAGAGGTCGGATGCGATAAAAAAACACATCAAGCAAATGCTCCTTGTCAACACCACACAGCTCGGCAAAGAGCTTGACAGAGATGCCTCTGTTTTGGTCTTTGACAAACCGCCTGATGACTCTAAGCAGTTCACGTTTGGGTATGGTCTGGGGCAACATACTCGATGGTGTATCCAATGGAGATC